ATTGTAGCATTATTGGATACGTAACCAGAGCTACCAGGATTAATTTGATCTGTAGAACTAGAATTCCAATCTACTCCGTCTCCTGCGTTAGGAAGTAGATTACCTGTTGTTATTTCTTCTGCTGAAGTTGTAAGGGTTAACATCGTCAGCAAACTTATTAATACGATAAATCGCATATCCCACTCCTATCATCATTATTGTTAACCAAATCATTTTTTCTTTCTTCCCATATAATAGTCTCCAGGTTCATAATCCCATTTTTTTCCATGATGCCCGCGAATATCTGCCCACCACATTCTTAATCTAACTATCCACTTTCGAACGGGTTTTGGCATTACTTAGGTGATTCCCATTCTACTTTTTTCTTAATTTTTTCTTCTACTTTTTTCTTAAACGTAGTGTCTAAATCTACTTTTTCAAATTCCTTAGTTATTTTAGCTTGTTCTTTAGCTATTCTTTTTTCTTCAAGAGCTATTTTTTTAGCTATTTCTTTTTCTTTTTTTTCTCGCTCCTTCATACGTTTTACATATGTATCGTAATCAGGTCTTTCGTGATCGTATTTAGACCACAATGCTTTTGCTTCTTTACCTATTTTACCATCAATTGGACATGGAGTGCCTGCTTGAATCATTGATTCAAACACACGCTCATCTTGACAAAGTATTGCAACCGCTGCTACTTTCATACCAAAATCATTAAGTATTCTTGCTAGTTTTAATCGTTCACAATTTTTATCTATTACATGCTTTCCACCGCTAACACCAAAACCAAATGTTTGTACTCCTGCAGATACACCGACAGCGCAAACATCTTGTGTCATACTATTGTATGATGGTGCAGATGCTGAAGGTGGTGAAGATTTTATATCTGAATTTGTAGTGTTGTTAGTTGTTGATGTAGATTCAGAACCTGATTCATATGTAGTTGTAGCAGTTGATGTATATCCACCTTCAATTGCCGTATTAGATCCTGATGTATTTGTTTGTGTAGAACCTGCATGTGCTGGTCCTGCACAAAAAGCTAAAAGACACATTAATATAATTAATATGCCTGTAAAATGATAATTCATTTTTTCTCCTATTGACACGACTCACATTCTCCTGTGTCATCTATTACAAGTCCACCATTATTTTCATAAGTTGAATCTTCAGCTTTGTCTTTAGCATTTTTACATTCGCAATTATCACAAGTACAGAGATCACCATCATAATGATGACCATGAAGAGCTTCTTTGCAGTGACAGTTGCATTGGCAATCTTTACACTTAGCCATTTACAGTTCCTCTACAAGAAGGACATTGTTTTTTATATGTGTCAGGGTGTTTTTCACAAACTACTTTTATTTCTGGCTCAGGAACATCCTCATACAATTCTGCATGGGGATCCTTTTCTTCCTTTTGCCAACTAAAAAGCCAAGTGACAACTCTGTCCCATAAATATTTAATCATTTTTTTTCTCCTCAATTTCGTAAAAAAATTTATCAGTATCTTCTGTTCTCCATTTACGAGTGTCTTCGACATTCCATTCACTTGTTTGTACTTTCCAGTCAGGAATTTCATCTTTAACTGTAAATGATGGGATGTCCCAAATTAATCTATTGTTTGGCTGAGCCGCATAGTTGCCGTCATCTAAGGCAAGTATGTGTGCGCACTTGTGTTCGTGCGGTATTTCAGAATGATCTGTATCTACTATATTACTCTCTGGATGTGCAAAGTCAACTGTGAAAAGATAAGCACCATAATGCCATTTTTTATCTTTACCAATGTATTTACCAGATTGTCCGTCTAGGATATCGTAAGAAGTAATAGCAGGATAATAACTAAAACAATTCCAAAGCTCCAGCTCATCAAGTCTACGTTTAGGTACTTCTTCTGGCTTAAAACCTCTTTGTATAAACGCTGAGATTGGAAGCCTATAGAAGACAGCACCATTTTCCATAATACAATGAAAGAGTATAGGACGTCCTGTAATCGATGCCAGGCCAAATATAATGCAATCTTCAACTTCTCCATGATGTGCTTTAAGATCGTAAAGATATTCTCTTCTGATCTGTGCATAGGTCACAGGAATATTTGCATTTAAATAGGCCATGTATCATATACTAACTAATTAAAGCTATAATGATAACGATAGCAACAGCTACACCGATTTGTACTTTTCTGTCGGATTTAACTTTTGCAATTATTTTGTTTACTATTTCCATAGTTCCCTCCATTTTTATTTTATTATACCCCAGTTTGGGCCAGATTCATAGTCTACTTTATTAGGAACTTCAAGAGAAACTGCCTGTTCCATTATTTCTTTTATTCTATCTGCATTATTATTAACTGATATATCTAATTCATCATGTACTTGAATATGTGGTATAATTCCTTCTTTATGTAAATCTATCATAGATTTTTTTGTCATATCTGCAGCTGATCCTTGTATCAATCTATTTAAAGCTTTGTATGTGTAAGCACGTTTAATCCCTGGTCCGTGTTCCATGAGCGCTTGATCGTGAGGCAATGCCTTATGAATACCAAATTGATTTGGTTCCCATAAATGAAATCTGCATAGTCTACCAAGTAGAGTCCTAATTTTACCAGAGTCCTGTGCTCTTCTCATTACAGCATCCATCAGTTGTTTAACAAATGGAACTTTACCGTGATACTGTTTAAATAATTCTTCAGCTTTATCTTTACTTACTCCAAGTTCAGCTTGTAATTTATTTTTACCCATACCATAGAACAAACCAAGGTTTATAGTCTTGGCCTGGCTTCTAGGTATCTCCGCCATGTCTGCTACGATAGTATGAAAATCTGCATCTCCCTCATGATACGCATTCAATACTTCGTCCACTCCATAGAGATTTTGTAAAGTTGCATAATGCACTACCAACCTAGGCTCTTGCTGAGAATAGTCAAAACAACCCCATGTATGGCCCTCCTCGGGTATGAATAATGACCTAATCCGTGGTCCAAGTTCCTTGTTCCTAGCTGGTATTTGCTGTAAATTTGGATTTGAATAACTGAATCTTCCAGTTACTGTTCCTCCATTATCTGATCTTAATTGGTTAATTTCTGCATGGATTCTACCCTTGTAAGAATGTTTCAATATGGTATCAATAAATGTGGTATGAGCCTTATTTATTTCTCTGGCTCGGGCGATTCTTTTCACCAGTGGGTGGGGGTGATTTTGAAGAAAGTTTTTTGTAAATGATGGAGAATTTGTTTTTTCGGTGCGGTCAAATGGTAGGCGAAGTTTTTCAAACACTTGCGCGATGGATCTCGCTGCCCATATTTGAACATCTATTTGCGTTTCTTTTTTTACTATTTGTAAGCATTCTTTTTCTTCTGTATGTAATTCTTCTTTTAATTTTTGAGCTTGTTCTACGTCTACACGAACTCCTAAAAAACGCATGTCAACAAGGCAAGGAAATAACTCAGTCTCTAAATCAAAAATAGATTGTATATCTTGGTGTAAAATTTCTTTCTTAAGTTCTTGCCAAAGTTCTAATGTAAGTTCAGCATCTTTTTCTGCATATGCGCCAACATAAATGGCAGGTAGTTTATACATTTCTGCTTTGGCGTCAACTCCCCAATCACGTGCTGCTGCATATAAATCTGTTTCATTCTTTGTCTTTCCAGTGTATCTTTTACTGCAATTGTTTAAGTCATAACGCATTTGATTTTCATCAACAAGGGCAGATGCGATCATCGTGTCCACTATTTTACCGTTAACACTTAAACCTAACGCGCGTATCCAACAAACGTCATACATGGCGTTGTGAAAGATTTTTGTTGCTGGCGTAGATAATACTCCCTGAAACCATTTCAAGACCTTTTTACGATCCATATTACCACCACCTTCGTGGGCAATTGGATAATAACCAGACCATCCTTTAACAGCTACAGCAATTCCTGTAACATCTCCTCTATTAGTAACAGATCCTGAACCCATTTTAATTAGGTCAGGGTCTTTTGTTTCTAAGTCAATTGCTATTTCATCATGTTTAGATAAGTCTGGAAATTCTGTTGGTGGTAGCCATTCTGTCTGTGGTTTAAAGAGAGGAATCTGCATTACTTAACTATGCCCCATGAATTTTTATTTTCTTTTTTTATCTCTTTCACTTCTTCAGGATAGTCTCTATCAATTGCCATGTCAATATAATGTTTTGCTTTTAATAAATCTTGTTTTTGATTTTTTTGTTTGTGCCGGCATAAGTATTTTATGGCATTGCCCTCTGCAAAAGGAATATTATTTTTGTTTATAAACTCACTAGGCTGAATGACCATGCTTTGGTAGTGAGTGCCACCTACCTGCTTTTTATATATGTCGCTCACACATCCCCCATCGGAAATGCTTTATTTTCATCTCTAGGTCTTACGACATGTAAATGCTCTTTTGCTCTAGTTGCACCTACATAAAATAATCTATTTTCATCATCACGATTTCTTTCGTAAGATTTTTGAGTATTCATAGTAAGGTCTGGTAATATAACTACATTATCTTCTTCTCCACCTTTAACACTGTGAATAGTAGATAATTTAATTCGTGGCTCTTTATTTAATTCTTCTCCATTAGCTCTCATTTTTCTAATATATGTAATTCTTTTTGAACCAGCATTGTCAAAACATTCATACCAAGTATTTTTGGTATTAAGTCCGTGTCCATTTGTTAATTGATCTATTCCATAAAATGATTCTTTAGATAATGATTTTAATTTATTTTTTTCCCAATTAGCTGGACTCATGTACTGAGATATATTCATAATATCTTTATAATGTAGTAATTGTCCTCTTCTTAAATGCTCCCAGTTGAGAGCTGCTTCTTGAATATTTTTTTCATAAGACTTATTAAATCTGTCCTCAAAATATAATCCTTTTTCTTTTAGTACATCTTCTAAAGCTTTTAATTGATATCTTGTTCTAGTTAATACTAACCAGTTTCCTTTATTCATATTAATGTCTTCAAAATTCCAATACTTATTAATTGTTCCTTCATTTAATTTTGGTTTCCATTCTTTGTGTAATCGGTTAGAAACTCTTTCTATAATCTTCATAGCATAGTCATGAAT